TCTGAGTTCCTTCAACTTGAAGGTTACCAAGAATCTTAACGGTCCCAGTTGCATCACCGATTGCTGCTGGATCAATGATAAACTCTGCTGGGCCTCTTACCTGATTAAAGGTTGGATTTGCAGATGAGTCAAGTGGTTGAAAGTGAGCTTTTACTTCTGCAGCTGATGGACCGGTATATGTAAATGCACCAGTTCCGCTGTTGTATGAAAAACTGCCATCACCGCCTGCATCAGTTGCAGAAAACATTCCACGCACATTAGCCGAGTCAATATCGATTGTACGATTAGCAGCAATTGTTCCACCACCAGTAAGACCTTTACCAGCAACTACGGATACAGTTGTATGATCAATGTGTTCATTAGCCACGAACCCAGATAAATTGTCGTGGACTATATCACCATCGGTTGTGGTGATCTCTCCTGTGGCAGAATTGTATGTAATACCTGTACCACCGGATATGGCATTCTTTGCATCTGAATCGGCACGAGCAGTTGTATAATAAAGGTTAGTGCCTTCCGATAAATTACTGGTTGACTTTGTAGCCAGTCTTACATCAAATGCACTATCAGCACGAACAGTCGTGTAATATAGATTCGTGCCCTCTGGTAAGTTTGAGGTTGACGCATCTCCCAAGTCACTGTCAAAATTTGCCTTAGTGTATACTTGTTCGACATCAAACGTAAATTGACCAGTAGCAGAATTATAACTTAAATCACCGCCTGCACTTAAGGCACCACGGATCTCCGAAATTCTATCATCTGAGTCATGGAATGTAGTTGCAAAAGAGTTGCCATCTGCAGTATTGATCGTAAAGACACCAGTAGCTGAATCGTATGATGTGCTTGACACACCAGCAACACTTGTTGTGCCAATTGAGTCAACCTGACCAAATGCATTGATTGTTAAAACCGGAATTTGGGTTGCAGATCCGTATGTTCCCGCTTCTCCATCGCGAGTAGCAATCATTGTGGCAAATGAACCACCGTCTGCAGTGTTTATTGTAAAAATTCTAGATGCGCTATCGAATGAAGTAGAAGATACACCAGCAACACTAACGGTTCCGGCGGAATCAATCTGACCTTGAGCATTAACTGTGAGGACTGGAATCTGTGTCGCTGATCCATATACTGCAGAGTCAACTCCGGTGTTTGTGATACTCAGAGTATTTGTAGAACTATTGTATGAAAGACCTGCACCACCAAGTGATGCCTCGTCAAGAGCCGTATTGAAATCAGAGTCAAAGTTTGCTTTCGAATAAGTTGCTTCGACGTCGATCGAGAATCGACCTGTAGAACTATCATAGGTGATATCACCACCACTACTGAAGAAACTTCTAATCTGACTTTGAGATCCAGTAAGGTCAAAACCAACCGGTGCACCGAGTTGATCTTCAACAGAGAAAGTACCTGACTGATCCTTGATTGCAAGATCGCCAAGGTTCAGAGTACTACCGCTTAGATATAAATCTCTCCATTTTGCTGCAGCGGATCCGAGGTCATGCGTACTATCAGCTGATGGGATAAGACTACTAGCTATCGTAGTGAAAACAGGTGCAGATCTATTTACGAATTTTTGTGCGGATGAGTCAAACTGAATGAAGTCGTTATTCGATGCGCCTGATATTGTTACATCATTAAGACCATCAAATGTAGATCCTGCTCCGATGACAGATCGAATTGGAGTGCCAACAGTGATAGTTTTGACAATGGTCGTTCTATCTGTAGAGGTAACCTGAACAGAGCCAATCGTTCTTCCGGATAAGGTAATCTTTGACATGATCTACCTCACTTTGTCACAGAAGGACTGACTTGGATTCTACCCTCTAAAATCCTTTCTACAATCGTATTTGCTGCTGAATCTGCATATGAGATTTCTACGTCATAAACGTATCGACCTGCTTTCAATGCATCAGTTTGAGTGTTAGTTAAACTCAGAGTAATAACACCATCTGTTGCGGGACTTGCAACGAGTGTAGTAAAGGTTGTCGTATCAGAGTCACTACTATTGTAGTTCTTCTTCATCTTAGCTGCGACTGAGTGATTAGTTAGATCTTTCTTTGCACCTTGGATGTCGACACACTCTAGTTGTATAGCGACGTCTGCACCCTGATCTATGGTGAATTCTTCGTAAGTGGCCATGAAATACCTCGGTGATTTCTTTGTCGGACGAAATTGCCCCTGCCTTTATTATGTTATTATTTATACGAATTGAGAATAGTAAGACCACTTATCTGGGCGATTAATCATGTGAGTAAAGTGAACAAACTTAATATCCTCATGAAAGTCACCCATGAAGATATAATCATTACCTGATGCTTGCTGATACTTCTCTGTGATCTCGTACTGCCACCGCTTATATTGCTTAGCCGTCATCTCAGTACTTTCTTGTGCTACCCATCGAGTGAACCATGCATTCGGTAGTAGTTTGAGTTTTAGTTTTTGTTTGACATGATCCTCGACAAAGTATTGTTCACCATTAACAGGGCCAGTGGTTATGCCGTTATCAATGTAATATCTTTGCCACTTCTCAGTATTAGACATGAACTCGTCGTAGATGTATCGGCAGTCTTGAGGATAGTATTTAAAAAACCCTCCGTTGATTTTGTACTTGTCTTGATTGGTATCTCTCCACCATCCAGGCATCGCGACAAACTCACCGCGCTTGATTGGATACTCAAATATCTTTTTATAATCATTGATTAGAAGAACGTCAATATCCATGACACAAACTGGCTCGTCAATATCAAGTGACATACCGTACATCTTATTCCATTGAAGAACGACATCGTCACGTATTGGTTTACGAATCCAAATAAACTCATACTCAGGTAATTTAGACTCTAGGTAGGTCTCATACTCTGGGCCGTATCGATCACCAATTCTAACTGCTATAATCTTCATTGTATTTTGATCCTATTGTGATATTATTCATAGTAAAATACAAAAGAGTCCGGATCGATAAGATAAACTATTCCATCTTCTACCATAAAGTTTCTAATTTGAGCATCTCTATGATAAAACTTAGGGTTATTATTTTTATTAAAAATAAATATATTATTCAATATATCTATCATTTGAGAATAATATTTTTCTGTAATACACGACTCAAGTATTTGACCTTCTAATTTTCTCATATATAGCGTTTTATCGTGTAAACCATATATTTCAATAATCCTAGGTTCAAATTCATGAATCTTTTGATATGTTTCGAACCAATTATCAGGGAAGTTCCAAGTAACTCTTTTTAAATACATGTCATCTTTTATAGAATGATACGTATTACTTGCCTTGTGGTGTACTTCCTTAGACTGGGTCATATGTTCCAAATGCCCACATTTTTTCATGACACCAGAAACATTCTTCACAAGGTCTAGTAAAATAGTCTGTTTCCTTTTCAAATCCAATACATGAACGAGTTAAAAGAAATAGATCATTCAATAGATCGTGTTGCTTATACAGCTCTGCTATAAATCTTTTATCTACATTTATAAACGGCGTGTAATGAAGCTTCCCGCTCTTTTTCCAGTCAAATTCATCGTATACTAAGTTTCGTCTTGGCTCTGCAACATCAAGGAATCCAAATTCTTTCTGAACTTCAACGGGAGGATTTGCAGTAATCGCATGCATCGATAACTTAATATCATATTTCTTTCTAAGTTCGTGTTTATGAGGTTTAGCTGCAACAGCTTTTGAGTGCCCTTGTATAGTCGGTAATATCTCTTTATTCGGATGAGCATTCCAATCTTGTTCTGCGCGATATAGCCATAAAGGATCTAGACTATTAAACTTATATTGCTCGTGAACTATATCCACATGTGGAAACTTTTTCTGCATAAAATCAACTATCTCAGCTGCATATTCACCAACCCACGGATCTTTGTGTTTATCAATTCCAGTATGACACACAATCTTCCAGTCTGGCTTCTCTATACACGTAAGATACAGTAACATTGCAGAGTCTGTTCCACCAGATAGTGCAAGAAAAACTCTATCAAATTCTGACGTATCAAACTCAAAGAAGTCAATTGTTTTATTTTGGGCCGTAAGTTTCACTATTCTTTAGCAATGATATTACTATCCTTAGCTCTCCATTTTGGTAATTTAAGATCTGCTACACATGAGCAAGATTGACTTTCTTTGGCAGTGCATTTCTTTGGTTCATCAAATAATTTAAAGTCATCACCCAACTTACCTATTACATCATGTCGACATCCACCGACTCCACGTCTTATTTTTCCTTGTTTGATTACAGCTGAAATATATCCAGCGGTACACATCCAATCATTTAAATCATGATATAGTTGTAAAGGCTTCAATCTCTCTGTAGTATCAAACCAGTGTTCTTCTCCGTCAAATGTCTTAACTAAACATCGCCCAATGTCGTGATATCTCTTATTTGAGTTTATCATGTAGTCTAACTGTTCTTGAGTATATCCAGTTTTTCCATCTCCATACTTATGGTACATCTGATTTTCAATTGTATTAATCTTAGAGTTTACGTTGAATCCATCCTCTATAAACATATTCAACAACTCTAACTGATCCTCAAATAAATCAATATCCATTACTTGGTTAATAGTAATAGTTATTCCAGCGCTTCTTATAAAATCAGCTGTTTCATGAAAGCGTTTTATCTGTTTATCAGTATGTACGTATTCTTGATGTAATGAAGCAGCAATAGCCCTAACCTTGTATCCACTAGTTTTCTCTACAAATTTTTCCCACCATTTTATGCTTTGAGATATATTACTTGTTATATTAAAAGTCATTCTAAAATCATCTTGACGACGTAATATTCTCTCTTGCATGTCTAAAAAGTTAGGATGAAATGTTGGCTCACCTCCAGACCAGCCCCAGTTTATTTTATCAATTCCTCTATCGTAAAATTGGTTACAAAGATCATCAATTGTTTTATATGATTTTTGTGCGTCATCAAAATCTTTAATTTTAGTATGTGATGACGGCCAGCAGTAAGAGCACTCATAGTTACAATACTTATTCGGTTGCCAATACACAAGAGCTCTTTTTAGATCGCTGTATGCTCGATCTCCGATATAAGCTATATTATCAGATGATAGCTTGGTCATCTGCCTATTACCAAAAACCGAGTCATACCGTTATCAAGCACCTTGCTCCCAGAGTAGTATACATCTGTTAACATTGCCTGATCAGCTAACTCATCTGAAGACGAGACACAATTGATATGATCATCATATTGATCATCGTCTGTTGACTGAAGAACATAAAGTACGTCGTTGAGGTGTGAATTTATTTCTCTGAACTTCCACATAGGAAACATGTGCTCACAAGACGTGTTAATTATAGTGTCATGCTTATGATACTTAGGAAGCGATTGTGTTACAACATTCCTATTGCTTATGCCATACACTCCGTCGTCTTTAAATCTTCTATTAAACTTGGTGCTAATCTTGTTTGCTTCAGAATCAATCTCATAATTAATAATCTTCTCTACATTTAACTCATCTACTAATAGCGGTACTATCATATGAGCAAACCATCCGCCAAGAATACCTACGTCATTAACCACACTACCTAACTTTGCAAGCTCAGTTATTAGCCATAACTTACTTTGTGCTTGAGATACCGTTGTACTATTAACTAATCTAGTCATGATCAAAGGTTTATTCCGTGATACCCAGTCAAAAGTTCTTGACCAATTGTTACACATCTCGGGTGTTAGCTTTACATATTCAGCCATAAATCCTTTATCTCGTCAATTTGATACATATGCTCACCATCACCATTTGATGAATTATTAAATAAACAAATCATATGGTCATTTCTTAATGTATGTGTATCCATGTCATGTGGATGTACATTTCCTTTATACCATGAATAGATAAGCCCAGGCTTAAATCCCCAGAAGAAAGATTCCTTTTCTTCCCAGATATTATACCAGAAATGATTGAGATAATTATCTATTGTGGGATACGAGAAGAATACAACATCTTTATGTTGTTCAATATGGTCGTACACAGGTTTTAACTGACCACGATTCCAACGAATGACAGATGAGTTGAGCGGAGTCGATTTTAATCTACCAAAGTTTTTACGGCAGTTTTCGATATCATTCCACCAGCCTCTAACAATCCAGGGTCTTGCGGTATGAAGGTCAAAGAGTCGATTGATTGAGCTATGTATTAGAATATCAAGATCAAAAAACAAGAACTCGTCACCGTCTAACTGCGGAAATAGATCTTCATTAAACATATAGAATTTTCGATAAGCCCAGAATGCATTCTTTTTTGGAATGTAGTATGAATCCCAATGGGTAGGAAGCTGAATATCGTATTCTCGTTCTGGCTTATCTGTAAGGCAATAGAACTTGTAATCGAGAGAACAATGATTCTCTACTTGCTTTTTAAGTATTTCAACGTAGTCATCATATTTGTCACCCCACTTTACACATAATATGTTTTTCATTTAGAATTCCGATAGTAATTGTACTACCTCTATGTATGTTTTTGCTTTGCGCAAAGATGCTTTTAATTTTCTATTCTTAGAATCAGCTACTTTTGGATGATCGAATACTGCAAGTTTGAATTTAAAAATTTCTTCATTATCAATCTCTGATTCATTCTTTGCGAGAAGAACAACTAACCTTTCTAAGAATCTAGCATCATCGTTTACATCAACCCAATCACCAGACTGTTTCGCAATGTTTACGAGTAATTGATCATATTCTTCTTTTTCATTACGCCAAAATAAAGCGGTATTTTCATGAAGCTGATCCTCAGATATCAACTCTAGAAGTTCTTTATATTGAGCATTATTTTCTTCAACCACTACGTAAGTATTTCGAAAAACAGTTTCGTCATTCTTATCTTGCCATTTTACTTGGATAGTGGTCCTATCATTGTTAGTAAATCTTGCAGTGATAAAAGTATGATTATTGTCCATGTTAAACCCTGTAAATTTGCAAAGTATATGTTGTTTCTGTTTCAGAAGCACCAGTCGGTAGTTTTGCAGATCTGTAGTTATCAGCATCCTGGTCATTGATTCTGACTGATGACGCTAGCGTTGTATCAACCATCGCTGTACCCATTATAGCCTGTTTCAAGTTAGTAGGAAATGTATCGGCATCTTCTCCAGATGCAGCTACCTGGTATCTGATTCTATATCCAGTCCCGCCATAAGCAGCTACTGCAAGTTGAGTTCCTAAAAAATTTTCCCATTCTGCAGGAGAATACATTCTTAAATTAGACCCTGTCCAGTATAAAGGATACAGAAATGAGCCTGCAGTTTGTTCATCACGTCTGTAAAGATAGTAAGATTCAATAGCTGCACTCGGCTTATCAACACTAGACAATGGCAAGAGATCCATCTGTGTAGTACTTGTAACTCCACCATGAATTGATTTATCAAATCGCTTGTCGACAAAAACCGGACTACTGCTCATAAGAGTATGATTTGCAAGCGATGTTGGATTAGTTGATATTCTATACTGACCACCTCTCTCGGTGCTACTTACTAAGTTATCAACAATCTGATCTATATATGTATCTCTGACGTCACTGCGAGTCATAATTTGTAGATTACCATCAGAATTTCTATATACTGGATAATTTAATCCATCTGTAGAGAATGAGCTATCTAAAGTACGATCGATATGATCATATGTAGTACTAGCACCTGCATCAGTTACATTATCAGGAGTGTTGTTTGAAAAGCTTGTGCTGTTTACAGCGTTAGCTTCATTACCTCGATCACCAGCTTCATCACGAGTATCTAACATTCTCCTTAATGCACCGCTACTACCTACATGAGATAAATTAACTGAACGATAAGCTGCCTTTCCCCATAATATAGTTCCATAGTCTTGCTGATCAGATAGCTGAGACGGGGAAACCTTTCTTAGATTTCCAGAACTGTAGTAGAGCGGATAAACCACGGCCATAATTACGAACCTGGACTAAATAATGTTTTTAAGACTGTTCCGTCTGAATCAAGAATCTGTAATGACACTGCTGAGTTAAACTTAGATGAGGTCAGAGTATTATTTGCCATCATATCATTAGTCACACCAAGTAAACTAATATTGTATTTACCAGAAGAATCGTAGTCAAGTCCAGATCCTGCACTGAATGGATATTTGCTATTAAACGAAATTGTACCAGATGCAGAATCATACGACAAAGAGAAACCAGTGTGAGAATCTGCTGCATCAATATTTAGCTGTGATTGAATGCCGGTTCCTTCGCGAGCGAGGGCAATAATTTCTGCAGAATCATCAAAGCGGCTAACGATATTCCTTACGTTATTAATTGCAGCAACAACATTAGCATCACCAGTAACAAGTGTAGAGACATCTCCGAGATCAGTGGATATCGTATTTGTTTTGGTAACCAGTGTAGATACTGGATCCGATAGATTAATCGTTGTTACGGCCATCTGTTACCTCTAAAATTTTATGTAGGAGAGTCTTAATCTCATCCATGTCCTTCTTTAATTTATATACATCAGTCTCGAGTTTGTCAGATCTCTCTTTTTCCTCAAGCCATAATTTTTTTCTCTGTCGTGCTTGAGCAATTTCATTTTTATTTATATTTAGCACCGCACCTGAGATAGTATCCTTCATCAACCCAGGTTGTCCTTTCACATTAGCGTATCTCATTATGTCACCAAAGCGATTGCTCTCAGATCTTTTATCCTGGGCTCTCTTGATGAGTTAGTTGTGTTCATCACAATCTTCACTTGATACTGCGTGAAGTTATCTAAGTTACCAACTATGCCGCCTGCAAGATACTCATATTCTCTGAACACGCCTCTAGTATTATCAGCAGGAACTGTATTTTCTTTTTCAATATAAACCCAGTTCTTATCATCTAGTACTTCGTCCGCAGTTCCTATCTTATAGTATACCTCAAAGTCTGCAGTTGAAGGTCTATTAGCAGCGAATAAAATCTTCAGTCCGACTGCAGGCTCTTCAAGTGTCACGATCTTTGTAATATGTTTAGCTGCAGAAGATCCATCTGTTGGATGTGTCTCTGCAACAAATGACAGAGGAATATTGAATCCAGAAGTCGCAGCAGAATCTTGTTTGTCGATGACATTCTCGAAGGTTGTGATCGAAGCTCTTTGGAAGTCAAGAACAGGAGAAACACGATCGTCGGTCGTACCAAGCGTAAATTGCATGGTCAGCGATTTAGCGCCGGAGATCCTAGTTGTTTCATTCGAGTCACTTAAAATTACCTTTGGATCCTCAGTAAAGTTAAGTTCATTTAACGATATCGTAGTGAAGCTTGTATCTTTCGTAAACGCAGGACTAGTATTTCGTGAACCAGCATACGATAAATCTCCACCCGTTAATTTAATAGCAGTGCTCAACGTAGTACTCTCAGGTAATATATTAGTTACCATTGGGAAGAAACTGTTAATCATTGCATTCTGCGATACAGTCGCAGTGGTTCCACCAGTTCTAATTGTCGCAGTAGCACTTGAATCTGCTGTGAATGTAAAGCCAGTATGATCGACATTCACAACGTCTCTAGTTCCATTCAGAGACGATCCTAAGATTCCTGCATATCGAGTTCCAGATGTTAACCCGCTTACATCAACCTTATCGTTCTTAGAAAATCCGTGGCCGTCATGGAATACCTTTATCACGGCAGATCCAGAATCCATCTGGAAAGGATCTGTCTCTAACAAGTAGTTTGGCATCGGAGCATTATTAGCTGTTATAGTTGATGAAGAAGCAAACTGTGCCCTAAACAATTGGAACATAAGATCACGCTCTTGATCTGGTGTCCACGTTGTAGAGTTTTGGGATAAGAATAACGATCCTAGTGTCGGTTGTTTTGCAATTCTTGAAGCCGTTGTACCAATCACAAAATCATAAGTTTTTGCGACGTATGCTTGGTATTCTGTTGACTCAGCAAGAATGACAACTGCATATTGTACACCAGGTGCAAGGAAAATTGGTTCCTCAAATTCAAAGTCAGTCCCTGATGATCTGATTCGACCAAGTAATCCAGCATTCTCTGTTAGATCTGAAGGAACATTGACTTCTGAAGGGCTCAAGAACTTCACCGCACCAGGCATTGCTCTACCAGTAGGAACACCATTTTCTACAGTTCTAATCTGAACCTGAACAGGAACACCAGTCGTACTCTTTGTCTTAAAGTAAACTCTTGCTTTTGATAAGAATAAACCGTTTGGATGCTCGAATTGATCGATTCGGAATGACTGTGCTAATGGATCGTGATCGTTATCGTCAGATCGCAGCTCTCGCTCTACTATTGTAGCTATATCAAGTACTCGAGTAGATCTTATAGTTCGTTGTCTTGTTTCGAGTACTCCGCTAGATGTAAATGTAGCTACTGATCGACTTACTGCGTCGTTATCGTTGTTAACCGAGATATCTAAAAGTTTAAATTGCTGTCGACCAGTTCTAAATCTTAGGCTATTCGTACTAGGAATGATGAATGATCCAGTAAGTGTTCCTGCAGAATCAGAGAATAGATTTGTCGATCCATCAGGATGTGCAGTCGCATTTGTGTACAGGTTGCCGTTTGATGAATTATTCGATGCAAATCGAGTAAAGGCATTACCTGAATTCTGTCGAGTAAAGTCATCAATAGCTACTCCACCAAAATACGGGAAGTATCGTGTCTTCGGCCTTAACCCTTGTGATCTGAATTCAACTTTTACTGACCTCATGAAAGGTAGTATCTCGATGTCAAGTACTCTTTCACCAACTGTTCTTCTAATTACTCTACTTCCGGTGACAACCTGAATGCCATCAATGACTCTTTGTTGTGTATTGCTAGCTGACTGATTTTGACCAAACCAAGAACCTCTCCATGCATCAAGGTTCCTAACACGCCGTCTTCCTACGTTTCTGGTTACTGTTCCGCCATCAATAATTCTATCTGGATCGTATTTTATTTCAACCCATGTATCAGATGCAGGAGATAAATCAGTATGTCCTAGTTGCGTAATTACAGCAAATGGATTTACATTTAATGCTTCGGTTGCAAGATCCTGATTGATGATAGACACATCAGAATCTATCGGTAACATAAGTAGATCACCTTTACGAGATCCTTTATTTCCATTAGCAGTGAAACTAGTGGCTGAATCAAAGAACAATCTAACATTGTTAGGCCAAATTTCTGGCGATAACACATTTTCTGTTGCATCAATTGCTGCTCTATACTCATCTCTATCAGTATCAGAGAAGTCATAGTTGGAAAATGCATCTGCGATGAACCCAGCCTTAGTTCTCTGAAGACCTGCAGAATCAATAACGGTTAGCGTTGAAGTGTTTGTCTCAAGTAAACTTAATGTTGTAAGCTCTTTCAAATCATCTATGCGCCTTTCAAGACGGGAAATATCCTTCATCGTAAATCTTCGATTATCATAAACCGAAGTTGTCAGATCAGTAGGACTAAACGTGTATGCATTCAAGTTTATATCATAAAGTGGTATTGAGCCAGTTGGAATTTCCGGTAATTCAGGATTTGTTGAAGATACACCACGTATTACTTTAACATCACCAGCACCAATTCTGCCATCTCTTGAATTTGATACGCTTGCAACGAGTCTGTCGCTTCTAGGTAGATAGTAAACAATACTATTTGCTGTGATTGCACCAGTTGTCTGCGGAAGATGATGATATCCAGCTGTCGTACTGTATGCTCCAGCAGACGTTTGATATGGTCTAAAATCTAGGACATCTCTTAGTGAAACAATTTCTCCATCGTTTTTCCTGTGACTTGGAATGCTATCATAAGAAATTGCTGAGCTATATGATTTAGCTGAAAAATAATCACCTTGTGTGCTAATAGTAAAATGAGTAAATCCAACTCGTATCTGGCCAGAAGGTATTGAGGTACCTCCCTTTGCAATTACTCTTCCGAGCGCGTAGAAATTATCACGTTGACCATTATCAACTGTAAAGTTTGATGCAAGACTTGGGCCGTTTGCTGAGTCCGCCGTAATAGACGCAACGGTAAGAATATCAGGTTGACCTAGATCTATATACTTGAGCCCATTTCCATCTGAGTCTGCAGAGTCCGGCCAGAGCTTAGTGACACTAGTTGTTTGCTTAGATTTAACAGAATGAGTTCCAGTGATAGAAGCATACGCTATTAACTCATATGATTTAGTGTCAACTAGGTTACTAATAGTGACTGAGTCATTAGTTAGTCCAAGAGCAAATGTTGGAGTAGCGTGATCACCATTAATTGCACTGTCAACTTCTGATATAATCCAGTCTGATACCTGTGTGAACACACCATCATCGTATTCAGAAGGCGCATCGACAGCTAAAACTTTTACACCTGAGCTTTGATCACTAAATGCATATCGTCTTTGAACTGTAAGAGTTGTGTCAGGAATGCCTGTTATGGTTGGGTTTTCACCAGGAAGTTTAAATAACAGTGAATTATTTGACGTCTCTTTGAGTACAGCATTTCCACCCTCAAGGACAACATCTGTATAATTAGTAACGCTAGTGCCAAACGATCTAACAGATGAAAATGAAGATCCAGCATTCATCTGAATATCGATTAAATAATATCTATAGTTATTACTTCCAGCATCTTCTTCAATGGCACGAACCCTTGCGGTACCAATAGTCGATCCACCATGAGTAGCAGCTGATCTTAAATTAACTAATTCATTTGTCGTGACGTTAGGAAGACCTTTATTAGTAGACGCATTACCTATGATGTAATTACCGTATTTTGCGATGACTACCTGATTTGAAAGAGTAATAGTATCTCTTGCCTTCGGTACTGTAATTTTTTTAGTCGGGATATCAAGTCTGTATCCGTCAACATAAGCAACTCCGGATGATACGTCTAACTCAAGATTTGAATCATTGAGATTATCAAACTTAGCTGTGAATGGCTCAACAACGTAATCACCTGATTCTTCTTTTGTTCTTAGCGCTAATAAATCGTTGATTCGATTATAAGCATCATCAGAAGATGATTCGTCGACAATTACGCCGTTTACTATCTTTATCAAATAAACAAAATTATCAGAGGCTGTTATATCTGACTTCTTTGTTAGTACTAATCTGATTCTGTAGCGATCCGCACCAGGAGCTGCGATGTTTGGAACTGCCCCTTGATTATCAAAAAGTGCAGTATTATCATCTGTACTAATTACTTCTTCAACAATCTTGAATCCAATAATTTCGGATGGGGTAGATGAATACTTGTTTACAAAGATAGATTGACGATCAACAAAGACAAAGTGACCCTGAACAAAGTAGTCACCATTATCAACTGAAATTTTTGTCCCTCGACCAGTCGCTGCAGAACTAGCAACTGTTAGATTACCTGCTAGAGTAGCATTCTGTAATTGAGTGGCATTACTCACACGAATGGGTGAGGCACTAGCTGTTCCAGAAGAGGTGTCTAAATACTTAACATATATTGTAACCGGATCACTACCAGATGCTGCGATTGCTTCTAATACTTCAACTTTGATTGCCGCGGCGTCAGTTGAAGTTAATACTTTTCCTGGAAGATCGGTTAGCGATACACCACTTGGAAGTGCGTCAAGCTTAATAAACTCGGCTTGAGCGTTAAGTGTAACATTACCAGATCTGACTACACCACCTTCTTTGAATATATTAGATCCAAATTTTTCAATTTCTTTTTGAATAATCGTCTGAGATTGCGTCAATTCTCTAGCTTGTAGGGCTCTACCAGCATTAAAAAGAATGCGGTAAAAGTTATCGCTATCTTTAAAATCATCCTTATAAGTAGTTGAAAATGTATTTTTTTGTACAGTAGTAGCCATATATTTAAACCTTAAACGGTGATAATAATTTTAATGTCTTCAGTTTGATTCGCTGATCTTGTTATAGAAGCTCTGTTCTCAACATATAGAACATCTCCGCTAAACGTATCTATAGTGAAGTTAGGAGAAGCACTGTCAATTGTGCCTGCACCGCTTCCTCCAGTCTCAGTTAAATTCTCTCCATCTTGGAAAGTCTTAAATCCAGTTGTCTCATTCTGATGATAAAACACTTGTTCAGTGCCTGAGCCATTACTATCTGTATTGTCAATGAATGCCTCTGCTCCACTCGTAGCTCCAACAATTTTGTTATCTTTAGTAAACGGTGTTGTAAGAGCTGATAGAGTTACAAATCTTAGGGCATTTGCTGTTGTCCCAGTAAAGTGAGCTGAATCGACCGATGCGCTATCACCCTTCTCGATATTACGCATCAAAACAATTTGTCTAAAATCTTGGCCAACAACAAAATTATCACCTTCTGCGCCAGCTACTTTTGCAACACACATGACTGACGATGACTTCATATCTTCTATTGCATCAAAGCCAAATCCGCGAGAAGGACCAATCACAGGTCGCACTATCGCATCACTTCCACCGCCACCACTAAGGGTAATAGATGCATAATCGTATCCACTACCAAAAGCAGCTGACTCATTGTTCATCTCAACCTTTACAACCTGGCCACCAGATATAGTTGCAGTGGCTGCAGCATTTGATCCGTTGCCGCTAATCGTAACAGTCGGCGCAGATGTATAACCACTTCCTCCAGCTTGAACAATTGTTGAAGGTATCTGACCGCCAATTGCATTTTCTCTTACTGCTGCCTGGAATCTTCTAGCATTTGTTAATGTATTATCACCGCTACTGTCTGTTAATACAGAGAACTGAGTAGGTAAGAAATTAGATGATAAGAAGTTGCTTGATGCAGTTGCATCGATCTCATACAAATACTTCCAGATATACCCGTCTGCCGTTGCAAACGCCTTATGTTTATCTACACCGGCCGTTGTATAGTTTGGTTTCACAGTTGATGCAACCGCAGTACCAGTTGCATTAGTACCTTGTCTTAAACACAGATAAACGTGATTATCTTCCGTAAATGCATAGTGAGCAATTGACGGGATACCTACACGAGAATCAGACCACGCAGGATAAATCGTTCCAGCTGACCAATTTGTTCTTGCTGCAGCAAATGACACTAATGAAACTTTTTTGACTGCCTGAAGATTCGAACGAGCAAGACGGGTCTCGCGATCCGTACGTACTGGATCTACAGTCGTATCGGTCGCAGAATCATAAACGTCAGATTTACCAATTCCGATGTAATATTCATTTGAATCTGTGCTATTAGTGATCTCATCATAGAGATAGTTCACTAATTTTTGTTTAAGAAAGTCCGATACTATTGCGGCCATATTTATTTCCTATTAAGCTATTGTGACTTCACCTTGGTTTCCGATTAAATACCAGTTTGAATCATCCCAGATACATGTGCATCCGTCAAACTGAGCAAGTGCAAATGATGTTCCCTGAGCAAAATTAGTAGGGGTAACAGTCATGGCACCAGCACCTTTATTTGTAAATATCTTATATTCACCCTGTGTCGTTCCGTCTAGTAATGCTGCAGCTAATGCAGTTCCTTTATTACCTATAATATAGGAAACTGATGTTGGGACATCTCCATCAGCTGTCATTTCTGCAGCAGTGTAAGCAGTTGTTTTAAGAGCAACCGAACCTGTTCCTTTTCCAAATATACTAAGATTTATATTTGTATCATCCCCAGCAGCTTCAATCTCGGCAGGGTTCCCGGTAGTTGCATTAGACACTTTTATATGATTGACAGACGATGCGCCTTGGTCATCGAACTCAATAATTTCATCACCACCTGCACCATTAATAGCAGTAGTTATGGTTGGAGTTGATAATGTAGGTGTAGTCAGGGTTTTGTTTGTTAGTGTCTGTGTTGCAGCATCTAATACAACATTACCAGATGCATTAGGTAATGTGATAGTTCTATTAGTACTAGATCCAGCATGCTCAAGTATTGTATCAAAAGCACCGTTATTAAACACAATCGCGCTATCATTAAGAGATATTTTACTTGCTAAAGTATCACTATCTCCACCAAGTAACTGGTAGATCTCTATAAAGCTGTCGTTTATCTTTTGACCAGCTTGCCTAAGGGTATCTCCGGTTCCGTCATTCGCGACCGATCCTGTGTTGATATTTTGTCTTGCCATTACACACCCACAAAAAATTTATAGTTTTATTTATATCAAAAAATCGAGTCACTGAGATAACGAGTAAACATTGATGCGTCCATTTTTTCTACTGTAAAAGAAAGATCAGGACCATTATTCGCGCTATCATCAAATGTAAATGAATTCATTTGCGAAAGTTCTTTGTTTGATCTATAAAGCTCGTTTAGATTAGTAATTGTGATTGACTGGTAATTTGATATAGGATCATTAAAAGATATTCTTACTGCACTATCAGCCATTACGTTACTCCTCTACTGTAGCTACACCAGAAAGAACATCGATTCCGACTGTTGCCGTTGCGTCTGCTGAACTCACAATTGAAACAGGCCGTACTTCTTCTTCTGCTATTGGATTTTCTCCGGTACCGCTTAGTGCTACGGCACCTTCACCTTGAACTGTAACCTCACCCTCAAAATAGAATCCAGCCGGATGCACAAATTTCTTATAAAGAGTCTCGTACTCATCGATTGAGATACCAAGTTTTAAGAGAATTGAAAACGTTTGAAACCTTGCATTATTTTGTATAAACTTCTGAGAATCATATCCGATTGTATGCGAAAGAAAATTATTGTCTTTATCATTGATGGTCATGATTTGTTTCTTTGGATACTCGACCGTAACTTCTTGGTTATAGAAGCCACGGAAAAATCCTTCAGCCGAAACTAGACTACCTTTTGACCGATAGAATCTTGCAAGCAACTTAGTCATTAATCTTGGTTGACTAAAGAACGCAGATGATGTAAGACCATTACCGAGCTCACCAATAAGGAGGTCTAAGTATTCTAATTCTGCTTGCGATGCATCTCGGACCACAAAGAGATCTTGAATCGCAGTTGAAAATGCTTTACTGTCCTCGCTCTCTAAGAAATCATAGTATTTTTCTAGGAAGGTAATAAGAGTAGGATATTCAATTTGCATGTACTCAGGTAATATTTCTCGTACCTTCGATACATGGAAATTAAGATCTCTTCTATTTTGATCTTCCAATCGATGCGTCATCTTATTACACCCGTAGTGTTCTGGAAGTCAATCACAGCTGTAGAGAATGATAAGTCTGCATCAAGTTTTACAACATAATTTCTTAATGGTTTGATTGTACTTTCATCAGCTGGAACTGCAGTAAACTTTATAGTAACAGGTGTGTCACCGGATGCACCGATTGTCAGTCCTGTTAAATTGACTGCACCAGTTTCAGAATTAAAGGACCCTACGTTATCAAGAATAACATCGCCCGAACTAATAAGCTGCAATGTATTTGATGACAACTTATTCTTTATACTTGCTGTAACGCCCGCATGTGTAAATTCACTTGTCGTAATCGAATGCTTCACTGAATCCGGTGCTAGTATTTTTACTGGGAACTGAATTCTACTTGTATAATCAGTTAAAAGACCCATCTCATCAGCTGTAGGAGTAAATCGAACCTGCATCTTTATAGCACTCTGAGAGTTCAAGATAGATTGATCTAATGCATCGATTTCTGCTAATAGGTTCGAACGCCTGAATGTCTTTCCAAATCCACTCAAATTTGAATTGATAAACGATATTACTTTGTTCTGCACGGATGTTTGTGCAGCTAGGTTTGTCTGACTTGACAAATCAGGATCGAAGTTAAACGTAGTCTCTATTTCTAAGAATACTTCAGCTGGGTCAACAAACTCAGTATCAATTGACATAATCGATAGGTTGTCAGATAGCTGTGATACGATATTATTTTTAGTAGTAGTTTGTGCATCGGCTGATACACCATCTTTAAAATCAATGCTCACATAGACTCTTCCGTAGATAGGTGGAACATTATCGTTTCCACCCCACGATATAACATCCTCAACTACATTAGAGTAATTTGATAATATCAGAGCTTTATAATCTTCGGCAGTAACTAGTCTTTGTTGTGCGGCAAATGTCAATGGAGCATTCGTTTTGATAGACTTAATAGTTTCTCTTTGTGATCCACCGGCAGAGTTACTTACGGTTGTGACATTTAAAGTATAGTTAACACTATTGACTGATACCTGATTATCAGCTGTAAATGTAGTACCACCATTTGCATCTTCACCAGAACCAGCTAGATACGATATCTCGATTCTATTCCCTGCTGCAGGAGCTTTTCCTAGAACATTTCCCTCGCTAAATGTTACTTCATAAAATCCATTTGGTGCTTCACGAACGATGTAGACGGTTGACGTAGGATCTATCCTTGCTACAGTATCGATGTTTGAAAATTTAGTTGCAATTGAAGATGTAGCAGTTTCAAAGACATCGACCTGCATAGTATTAATATCGATATCAGTGTCAGGTATTACATAAACACGATCATCTGTGACATCGCCTACAAAGAATCTCTTTGTTTTAAATCTACCCTCACAGATTTCAATTGAAGAGCCACCTGATTCATTTACGAAATTAAATAATCCTGCACCATTATTCGTAGCAGTCACTGCTTCTAATGTTCTAAATGTATATGCGACATCATCAATCGTCGATGTAAAGGCTGTAAATTTAGGAAGAGTCACGGTAGTTGTAACTAGATCGCTCGTTGAGACACTTAGGCTAACAGTTGCTTTTGCACCGGTCTTTGATGATGGGTGATAACCTAAATTCTCTGCATGAGATACGACAGATGATCTCACCTGTGCAGACGATAAGAAAGACTCGTTAATGCCCATGTTAGCAATGAGACCATTAATGTGGGTATTATGTGCTAGTACATCCAGAAGATTTGATAATCCTGAGGCTTCAAAGTCATAGTCAACAAATTCGCTTTGTTGTTGCAGATATGTTTTTAGAGTTGATTTAATCGCATCAAAATCTAAATCAGATGATTGAATAGTTGCCATTTATCTTTGCCTCGTTAATGGAACAGTAACGCTTACGAGCTCGCCTGTAGATACTACTTGAAACACAACCTTTACTTCTACTGAATTATAATCTGGCTGTAGAACTGACACGACCTGCATAACATTTGCTCGTGGTTCATAGTTGAGTATTGCGCTTCTTACGTTCTCTTCGATCTGAGTTTCATCAAACTCAGTCGTAAGCTCGAAGAGAAAGTTGTTTAAATTTCCGCCATAGTACGGCTCAAAGGGTTTCTCGTACTTATTTGTCAATAAAAGATTTTTTACAGATTGCTTAACAGCGGCTGCATCATTCTTCTTGAAGATATCACCAGTGGTTCGATTCTGAAAGGTTAAATCAATATCCTTGTATCGTCTGGTCATAGAACTTGTCAAACTTCCGTTTGATAAATTCCCGTCCTCTGTTGAAAATATTCTTGTAGCCATAGTAGAAACTCTTTTCTTTTATTTATACTCTTTTATGCTATCTTCTTCAACCAACAATGTGTGGCCTTTGGTATTGCAGCCGCACTCATACTTGATGATTGATCGAGATTGCTATAAAGGTGAGAATTCTCTTCTTCCCCAACCTTAGCATAAACGTCAAATGCAGTGCCGGTATCAGTGTTTGCATAATAGTACATCTTAATTTGATCTCCGGTCGAGCACTGAATAACAGCATGAGTACTCATTGTATGATCACTAGTATCGCTACTACCGTCATAGAAGCGATGGTGTGTTGATGAAACTGACGATTCTACACCTCCTGTAGTTTGTGAAATAATAATAGCCGCATCTCTTAAACTATTACCTTCATTAGTAACACCAATATAAACTTGATAAAAAATTTCATAATACCCATCTATTGGAATATCAAACCTATCATTTGACGTATTGGCTACATTTGAAAATGTGTCAATATCTGATGCGTCCCAGCTGTTTAAATACCAATATCCTTCTGCTTTATTGTTATCTGCAGAAGTAGCATGCATTGTAGCGATACCAGTGCTTATAGTCGTTCCACTCTCTAGTACTAATGGAGAGGTTAGCGTAATGTTACCACCGCTTCTTGCCT